CATCTCTGTCAAGATACGACATCCACAATGTAGCACCTGATGGAGCTACCCAAGTCTTATCTCTTTCCATAAACTTAATTCCAGGAATAGCTTTTGGATAGAGTTGTTTACTTACCGATATAAGTTCTCTAAGCTCTTCTGTACTACGACGAACAAGCAGCATTCGTGCATTTGGGTTGCCCAAGTACCTAACTGGGTCTGCCACCATTGCATACGACTTACCACCACCTGCTGCGCCTCCGTATAGGACTTCTTGTTCTGTTGCTGCTAGAAAGGACGTTTGTGGTCCAGGGTTTGGTTCAAAGATTACCTCACGAGCAGCTTGCTCAAAGTCTAACTCTTCAGGCTTCGGTTGAGCTGGAGTCGAGGTAGTCTTTTTGTCCGAGCTGTCTACCTTCGAGCCTCTCCGCCTTTTCAAGGGCTTCTTTGTACCTTTGGGCGAGGTAACGTTGAGTTGCAGCTTCTGTCTTACGTCTTTGCTCAATTTTAACTCTCTTGTATAATCCTACGTGGGAAATATATCTTCCAGACTGAGTACTGAGCCAAGCTGAGACTTCTCTGTAGCTATAATACTTCAGGAACTCTTTAGCTTTTTCAAACAATTCTAATTCTTCTGGAATTGGTAGGAGTATATCACAATCATCTGGGTCTTGTCTATAGCCAAAGGGAACATGTCTTCCAACTCTAACTACAGGTTTCCAAACGTACTCACCACCAATTACTTCAGGTTTAGGTAGGGTCCAAGTTTTATTCGTTCTCATTATCTTTTTGTGGCAGGATAAATAGTGGGCTTGCAGCAGTGACTTCTACTTTCTCTGTCTTTACAAAACCACCACGATCTAGGACATCTTTTGCAGCTGCCATCTTTTCTTTATTTCCTAGATCTGTTGGGTTATTCATAATCTCAAACATTGAGTATGCAGCTTTGGTTGCAGAAGAAGCAATAAACTTCTTTGTTAGTTCTGCAATTTCTTCTGCAAGTGGTTCTGCTACTTGTCTAGAAGTAACAGCATCAGCATACCCAGCAAGCTTCTTAGCTTTTACTAGGTTGCCACCAGCTTCCTCAAACAATACGTCAAGGAACTTCTGTTGTTTTTCTGTTAGGTTTCTAGCCATTATGCCACCATATATAATATAAAGCCAAGAATACCAAACCCTAATGCCAAAAGCAAACTTGTTACTGTCCAAGTAATTATAGCTTCTTGTATTTCAGCTTTACGGTACTCTTGTTCTTTCTTTTGTTTTCTTATCTTAGCTTCTGTAGCTACAAGCTCATCCCAAGCAGATGGCCCCATAGTAAAGCTAATGTAGTCCTTCAGCTCTTTTCGCATTTGTTCAGCTTTACGTTTAGCTGCAAATACTTCCATAGCTTCAGCTTCTACAGAACCACCTAGTGTTTTCCACCACGGAGGATTCTTTACTTGCTTCTCAGCTTGACCTAGATCAGACATGTGGCCAGCCCATTGAGTTAGCTGGCTTGACATGTCCTGCAGGTCTTTGCCAATAGCAAAACCTTTTTTAAGTGCATTGAAGGCTACAGTGGCCCCACTGATTATCGTAACTGGGTCCATGAGCCTCCTCCCAAAGTCTCACTTCACTTGTTGTTAATTACAAACTCGTATAGTGTTTCTGCTTGCTTTTTAACTTCTTCAGGTGTGTACATCTTTGGGATGTATTTTTTCCAAGCATTTAAAGCTAAATCAGTATTTTCTTTAGTCTGCCCCATTACAGTTCTAGCAATCTCAAGCTGTGTGTCATAAGCCTTATCTAGCATTTCTTTTGACATTGCCAAAAGATCTGTCCGTATTTGATACGGATTTGATGTGTATTTTTCCATGTGTGTGTTTCCTTGTGTGTTTAGATCATGTCGCCACGAACTACTCTCTTGATATCACCTCGGCCAATGCCTAGGTCGTTTAGCTCTCTGTCGGACATTCTCCAGAGATGCATTTCAGCAATACGAGCATTTGCTTGGGCTTGTCTTGCTTCAATTAGTTTATTGAAAAATCTTTTAAACATTTTCTACTCCTATGTTATACCCTTACTGGGCAGGAGTAGTTTTACACATATAGTTATACTATACTATTATAAAAAATGCAACCCTGCTATCTGTTTGGTAGAAAGGTTTCAACTACAGTTACAATAGAGTCTATATGACCTGCAGATGTAGGGGTAACTTGTATCTTATCCCCTGCTTCTAATACAAGTTCAATATTATCATACTGGACTGAGTCACCAGCATTTAAACTTTTAGAGGTAACAAACCCAGAAGCATAGCTTTCTGAGCTATCGTACCACTTAACCTCTACAGTATTTGTAGAAGATCCTGAATTATTTACTAGTAAATATACTAACTCTGCTATGCAATTAGCAGGACATGTATACACATCTTCTGTAGTGGTTCCTGTGTTATGGCCCCAAACAGATTTTTTAGATCCAGGTCTTCCTTGACGGAATATTGTCATTTTTTCTTCAATACTTTCTTAATTGTTTTGACTACCCAAGCTTCATTAACGTCAGGTGTAGAAGGATCATCTCCAACTAGTTGACCCTTCTCGTTTCTAGCACGTACTCTGACTGTTTCTGTGCCTTGGCTATTAATAAAGTCTAAAACAGCAGGATCTTTAGTGTGCCACTCACCACGAATCTTTTCGGCAAGGACAGTCCCAATATGATCTACAACCTTGTCACCTTCTAGCTTCATGACCTGGACATCCTGTTAGGTTTCATAGAGGCACCGCAGTTAGCCATACCACCATTGTTATAGCCTTTTTTATGAACCTTACCACCATGCTTGTAGCCCATCTTCTTAGCTACTGCTGGAGCTGCTTTCTTCAAAGCCTTCATACCTTTATTCATAGGTTTCTTAGCCATGCCACCAGACATCATACCAACTCCATATTTTTTGCTATCACCTTTTTTAGTTTTTATATACTTTTTCAAAGCAGATGACATTTTATAATCTCTTTCTTTTTCAAAAAGAGATGCTGCTTCTTCTAAACTACGGTCAGGATATGCAGTTTGTGCTCTTCTAAGAAATCTTTGCTCTTCTTGAGTTATCTCTAATCTAGAAGGTGTTTCACCTTTTTTATCTAAACGTTTACTTTTAGCCATTATTTTTTACCCTTTTTAGTTGCTTTGTGGTAGCCTGTGCCACCACAATGTGAGCAACCTTTACCTTTACACTTTGGACACTTAGTCTTCTTCATTATCTAAACTTTCTAGTCTTTGCCGCAATCTTTTTGGGCTGTTTTACAAATTGTTTGCCTTTAGCATTGCCTTTTGCTTTTGCTCTGTTAGTAGCAGCTTTTTCTCCAGACGACAAAGAGTTCCATGCAGCATCTGGCAGGTATCTCTTTTTACCCTTCGAGGGAGATCCGTCCGAAGTTCTCCATTTTTGCTTTGTCCAGTTTTTTAGAGACTTTTGAGGCTTCTTCATGACTTGTAGCCTCCGCCTTTGGCTTTGTATTGTTTAGCCAACATTTGGGCTTTTCTCGCAGACCATTGTCCAGGCTTGCCACCTTTGCCACCTGCTTTAATTGAGTTAAATAGAGACTTACGCATTCCAGGTTGTGTATAGTTACCAGCTTCATTTACCTTACTCGTAGTTCCACCTTTGCTGTAACCTGTACTACTTTTCTTTGCTTGAATAGCTTCACCTTGCTTTACAGCATTAATACGTCTTTTGTAGACTTTTCCAGTCTTACCCCAACGATATCCACCTGGTACTTTTTCTACTGGCATTACGAACTAGTCCCCACTTCAAAACATGCTGGTACGGCATATACATTTCTTTTTAGCATACTTGCAGCTACAGCTTCTGCCTCTTCTCTACAAGCTTTTTCACTATAAAAAGCTTCTGGTTTAGCTCTTACTTCACAGGATAAAGCAGAGGGATCAAAACAGACTAACATTATGGCAATCCACATTAGGAACCTTTCACCCATTTCTTAGATGGGGATTTAGTTTTGGAGGGAGACCACTTTACTTTATCAGCCCAGTATGCTGCAGACATCTTACCCTTTTTGATATTCTTTGCGTGGCGAGACTTAAACGCCTCTCGTTGTCCTGCAGTCTGATTGGTTTTCACACCCTTCTGACCAAACTTGATATACTTATACTTACCACCTTCAGAAGCCATAACATGGTGAGACTTACCACTGTCGTCATTTAGACGTTGTGGTTTGTTGACTCCTTTAAGGCCAACCTCTTTCATCTTGTTTTTGACTCGTTCAGGTATAGCCATTATCTTTTTCCTGCTCTACTGTTTCTAGGAAAAGATCTATTAGCACGTTTAGTAGTTACTGATAAGTTCTTTGCCCGATTGTCTCTAGGATTACCATTACGGTGATTGACATCTTTGCCATCACCTTTCTTAACTACTCCAGCTTTTTTAAGAGTATTACGTGCAGCATTTCTAGAAGCACGGTTCTTTTTCTGTGCTGGAGTGCCTTGGTATCTATCGTATTCTTTACGGTAATTTCTCATGTAATTTTAGGGGGAACACAGGACGTTTGCTATATTACCCCTACTCCTTATCTGAATCTATCGTACTTAGGATTATCTTTACGTCCAAATAATCTTAACACAAAATCCGTAATAGATCTAGCTATTTCTGTTGGAGTCGGTAATAGCCATCCTAAAATGAGAAGTAGGATTACCCAAGGTGGGATATTTGTGTTTATGATATCTAGGTTTTCCACTTTACCTGTTTCAACCTCTTTTATTATTTCAGTTTGAACTACATCCCTGCCAGCAGTTACTTCTTCTTTTTGTTCTACAGAGACTACAGACTGTCTATTCTCTTTACCTATTTGGGCATTACTATTAACTGTAGGTCCACCAGATCCACCAAATGGAAGTATAGATGTTAAGCCACACCCAGAAAGAAATAGGAATAGGACGAGCCATCTCATCTGTTTCTCAATGTTTGTTCTATGCTATCTAACTTCATAAAGATAGCCTTGATGGTTTCTTTCATCTCTTTCATTTCTCTGTCGTGATGAAGAGATCTAGATTCATGTTGAGCCTGAATGACTGCAATATCTCTTTCGTTCTTGGTTACTTTATTAAAAAGAACCCAGACTACTACGATAATAGGAGCTACAAGCCACTGCATTACTATGTCAATCATCTCATACATGGCTTACATCATTTCAAAGTGTGGGGCATCAATAAACGGACGACGACCTTGTGATCTACGTAGGTCTACATAGGCATTCATTGCATCTTCTGCAGTGCCTGGATACTCCCGAATGTCTCCTTCTGACCATGCGGCACCCCATTTAATAGGAATACCCACTTCTCGTGCAGCTTGAGCCATTGCATCGGCTATTTCATCATAGACATTTAGTTCCCAAGAGACATCAGAACCAAAATAGGCTACAAGGTCTACGGCATGACTGTATCCACTGTCTTGGACTAAGTGTTTGCTTTTCATTGTCTGAGATCTGCCCTGAGCTACAAGTTGTTCTTGCTCAGAATAGGTTCTTACACCATACGTCACACCAAAGTCTACCTTTGTCAGCTCAATAGCTCTATGAACTACAGCCACTAGGTCTGGATGTACACCTTCTAGTTTTCCTCTCGATCTAGCTGATAATTTAAACATCTATTTACCCTTGTTGATTTGAAGGAGAAGCTAATCCAGGACGTGGTCTAGGACGAGGTCTAGGGTTTTGTCTTGGATACTTAGTTTCTCTAATAGGTTCTGGTCTAGGCATACGAACAGGTGCCTTATTATCCTCTACAATAGGTGTAGGTACAGGCTTTGGAACTAGAGGTTTATCCACTCCAGGATCTACATACATAGGAGGTACTTTAGGATCTACAATAGGATCTTTAGTAGGCTGCTCTACTGGAGTTACTGGAACTTGTGTCTGATCCACTGATCCTCCAAATATATCTGCAAGTGGTCCTAGTCCACCTGTAGTTTGTATAGGAGTTTGTGTAGGAGTTTGTGTCACAGGAGATGTTCCTACTGAAGTTGGTGTTTCAGTTTGTTCAGCAGTTTCAAATACCCAGTCAGGTACATCTATAACTGCATCATTACCCATGACAATTTGATTTTGTCCTGCGTTTCCACCGCCGAACATACCGCCACCTATTGTACCAAGGAATCTGCCATCTTTGTAGAGTCTACCATCTCTAATTTCATAACTAGATTGTTGGTTGAAAAGGTTTTCGTTGTAAGAAGGAGTAGGAGTTGCATTGACTAAATCTTCAGTTAAACTTATTGTTTGACCTCTATTCTGTAGTTCAACTTGACGTAGTCGTTGTATTTGTTCTTGAGTAAGTTGGTTGGAGTTAAAATATTGATTAGTTAAATTACCAATTCTTTCCAGTTCTTGGATAGTGGGACCATAATACTGTTGCATAACTTGTTTTTGTGAATTAGCTAGATTCTGTAGAATTCTAAATTCAGGTTGGCCTTGCTGCCATCTGTTTAAACCTATATTAACTAGCTCTCTAAGAGGGCCACTCATTTGGTCCAAAGGAATACCTAGACTTTGAATATATTGATCTTGACGACCTCTTAATGCTGCTGTTAATTGCGACTGTCTTCTTCTAATATCTTGTATTAAAGGGTTATTAGCCATTTCTTGATTCAAAGTAGATTGAAGAGCAGTTGCTCTACCCCTCATCGTAAGTACTTCGTCAAAAGACAAATTACTTCTTAATCTTGGCATATTAGGTGGCATTTGTTTACCAAATGGTGTCTGCTGTACCCCAGGATACATAGGTTGACCTACAGGTTGCATAGGTACTTGTCCTCTAGGAAGCATTGAAGTCTGTCCAGTGCTGCCCACTGGAACTGCTGCTCTTCTTCCCTGCATCCTAGAGTTTTGAAGTCTAGAACCCTGTGTATTTGACCTTGCTGAGGCTTGACGTGGCCCTGTTAGCTGTTGAGGTGCTCTCATTATCTTCTCCTCATACTACGTGAAGGACGCCCAGTATTAAGAGATGTTTTACTTGGTCTTCTGTATCTTGTAGGTACTCTTCTGGTTCCTGGTTTAGCTACATTAAGAGGTCTACGTGGCCTACTCGTAGTGGGAGGTGTACCTCTTTTGGGTGTTGCTGTAGTTGGTTTTTTAGTTCTTGTAGGAGCTTTAGGAGTACCAGTAGAACGAGCCTTACCTGCTCTTTTTTTCTTCATAGCTTTTCTTATTTCAGAAATAAAGGTTGCTTGACCTGTTCCTGAAGAGATGCCAGGTATATTTACACCAGGAATATTTACACCAGGTGGTGGTTTTCTTTTAGAGGAATCTCCTCTTGTTCTAGTAGGTCTTAATGGTCTGCTTGTCATTATCTCATATCCTTTGACATTGCTACTTTATTGCCCATTGGTTTACCTGCCATATATGCTGTAGCACCCATATAAGCTGCTACGACACCAGTTTGGGCAATATAAAACAGACCGAGTAGGTCTGCTAGGGCCGAAACTCTTGTTTCACTGATAATATCTGAGAATAATAGTGCCGTAAAGCCAATCATCATTAACATAGCTACCCAAGCCATCTTCTTTTGTGACTCAGCCTTCTCTTCACGTAGCTCAATCTCTAGCATACGTTCTTTCATAGCTACTTCGGCTTCAGTAATCTTACCATCACCGTCTACATCAAAGTCTACGACCATTATTCCCACTCTCTTTTTCGTTCTGGCTCAAAAACATCTCTGGCATCGAGCATTCCTTCAAGGAACATAGCTCGTTCTACTCTATCTAGTGAGTATTTAATACCTGTGTCTTGGAAAATAGCTTCTCTTACGTAGAATACATCAGATCTTGGTATGTGCACTCTACGCATCTTACCTTCGTTTTTGTCGGCTAGAGCTTTATAGAACTCTTCAACGACATTATCCGAAGAATACATGTGTCGTTTTCTCATATAGTTATACCTTGAGGGGGAAATAAAGTCAATACTTTAAATGGGACGACAGAAAAAACTTTCTACGTCTATAAAGTACTACTTTAAGTACCTTTAAGTATTTAATAACTATTAAATATATAAGAGATAATAAGAAACTTAAGGTTACTTTAAGTTACATAGAGGTACTTAAAGTAATATTACTTTATGTATTATATAATACTCTATGCCCCGCCGTCAAGAGGTACACAAAAATATTTTTATTTTTATTTATTTTTAATTTGTGATCACAAAATATTATGGATAACACGATGTGATCACAAAAAGTGTTACAAAAATGTAACAAAACTAAAAAATCACCTCTCTGTCATTGGGGATATATACTATCTACGCCCACCCCCCTGCCCCATACCCCCCGTAACACATTCAAAAAGCTGAATACTATCACACATATTCAAGAATTTGAATGTATCCTCGCATTAACATATTGTAATATATGAATATATTATACAATACACGATAATATTCGCATGTGTGAATGTGTTATAATGTAACATTTTGGTGAACGGTCGTTCAATTCGGAAAAGTATGTACATTCAAACATTCGCATATGTATCACATTCACATATTCAGATATGTATATCCCACCCCGTCCAGACAAATTGAACACTTGTTCAAATACACCCCAGTACACACATTCAGTTTCTTGAATGTTAGCCCTAACAAAATACTCGAAAAATACATATTCCATTTCTTGAATATTAAACGTAGAGGCCGATTTTAAGGCCTTGTGAGTAGCCTAAAAAGTTGCCTTGCCTTGGGTTATAGAATTGAACCCCTTGTCCACGGGTCAATTTTAAGGGGTCTACGGTCACATTCCAATAGTTGAATATGTATATTTTGGGCTATCATATTCACATATTCGAATAAAAGAATACGACATTTATGTCGCAAAATGGTCAAAAAGTGTCGCATTCGTGTTGGTCAATAGGTCAATTAAATGTATTTCTGGTTTCAGGGTTTAGCCCACGTTTTTTGACATTTTTGATCTGCCACGGTTTCGGTCAATGTTCTTTTCAGAATTGCGGCCACCATGAAACCAAGTTGAGACCCTAAGTCACTGGGGTTGCTGCAAGGCCTTGTCAGGGTAGATCAATCCATATTCGGTAAAGTGACAATCGGACTGACAGTCTGATTTGACCGAAAGACGAAACCAAAACCCGCCCAAAGGTGCTTGTAACGTTGTGATAACGTGGCGATTGACATGGCAGGAACTGGAAAGAGATGTTTGAGTATACATGCGATAATTGCTCAATAACGGTTTGCAATGGGGTTTCACTAGTCAATGAGTGAATTAATTTTGGCGGTAAGTCCGATAGAATAGGTGGCAACACTTAGAATATCAAAGACGGGTCACGGGTAGCATGGCAAAACCCGAAATGAAAAAAGGTATTAGTCCTAACAGGCAATGCGGTATGAAACGACAGGTTCATATCAAGTGGCCTGTTCCTGAATGTCCTATTGATACGGTATTCAGGACGGGATATCACCTAATTGAAGTTGAAAAATCTTGTAGGCCATTGGTGAAAATCAGTGGCCTATTGATGTTTCAACTTGAAACAATAACAGTCTTAAATCAGGAAAGGATAAGACAATGCAAAATCTAGTAACTACATTCAACCGTTCTTTGGGTAATGGTGCTGCAATGGGATTGGCGTTCAAGGGTGCAATTGATCATGTGATTGCCGAACGTGACACAACG